CACGCCATTAACAGTGGTGCCAGTTGGGTTGAGTTAGCAAAAACTCACTGGACACCGGACGACTTTGCAATGTTAAACATGATCTTAACATTCTGGTTCTTGGGCCGTTCAATTGAAAAGCGCGGTAACTCATGACCAAGGAAGCAGTCAAACTTTGTACAGATGCCCTCCTACACCCATTTGAGGGCTATCATAAAAAGCTCCCAAATGGCGACTGCGAAAGCTATCCCGACCCAGCCAGTCCTCTGGGCCGGGGACTGATTAAAAAAGCCCAAGCAGCTCTCATGACTCCCGAACAGCTATTAAAAGCAGGCCACCCTTGGACTATTGCTTGGGGTATTACAGGACCAGATATTGTGCCTGGACTTCGCTGGACGCGCCAACAAGCAGATGAACGCTTTGAAAACATGTTAGCTAAGTTTGTTAGTGGGGCACTAGGACTTAGCCCCAATTTAATTAATGAGCCGCCCAGAAGGTTGGCGGCCATTATCAGTTTTTGTTATAATTGTGGTTTAGGAAACTACAGAGTAAGCACGCTTCGCAAGAGGGTCAACCAAGGTGACTGGGAGGGTGCTTACCACGAGATACAAAAATGGAATAAAGCCCAAGGTATTGTGTTAGCAGGATTAACACGTCGCCGCTTAGCAGAAGGCAATTTTCTTCGCTGAGTATTTATCAACCAACCTTCAAAATCTATGGCAAACAACAGTGGCAAGAAAGCTCGCAGAGCAGCAAGTCAGAGTCCTGATAACAGTTTTTTAACTAAAACAGAGTTCAGGGAAGTAAAACCACTAAATTATATACAAGAAACGTATCTTAATGCTATAAAAACCAATGAGATAATCTTTGGTATTGGTAGTGCAGGCACAGGCAAGACCTATGTGGCTGCAAGTTATGCTGCAAGTGAGCTATTCCACAGACGAGTGGATAAAATCATTTTAACTAGACCAAATGTAGAAACAGGCCGTGGATTGGGCTTTCTGCCCGGCACTTTAGAAGAAAAATACGAACCCTACCTAGATCCATTTGATCAAGTGTTTAGTCGGTCCCTAGGCAAAGGCTTTTATGAATACGCACTTAAGTCAAAGGCCATCGAACCTAGACCTTTAGGATTTATGAGAGGTGCAACCTTTGATAATGCTATTGTATTGGTAGACGAAGCACAGAACGCCACTAAAATGGAATTGAAGATGTTGTTGAGTCGTATCGGCCGCAACACCAAAATGATTATCTCAGGCGATGATGATCAGAGTGACATTCCAGATAGTGGATTGATGGATGCTGTCAATCGACTAGAAGGTATAGGGGGCATCGAGGTGGTTCGCTTCTTGGAGACTGATATTGTCCGATCGAAGATGTGCAAACAAATAATTTTAGCTTATAAGAATTGAGAGTGAGATGGCCAAAGAACTGTGTCCAGTGGGTACAATGTATCCAGATATTAATTTGAGCAACCACTTGGCAGCGGTTCAGTACGCCAACTACGGACCTGCCGAAGCTCGTGACAGCAATCCCGAATTTTGGGAAGCCAAACAAGAAGTCTGGGGTGTCAGCGAGGGCCAGGCCCGTATGAGGGTATGCGCCAGTTGTCATCACCATGACAGGTCACCAGAGACCCTAGACTGTGTTATTGATGGTCCAGTCGGTGAGTGGAGTGAAAGTCAAATACCTGTTACCCCCAAGTTTACAGACATTGACGGTATGCCTGTGTGGTACTGCAAGCGCTGGAACATGACTGTGAGTCCAATCAGAGTATGTGATCAGTGGGAAACTGAAGAAGAATACGAAGATGAAGAACCCGATGTACCTGAAGAAGGTTCTGACAAAAGCTATTTCGAAAAAGCTGCAACTACTTACAAGCCCACAACTGGCATGGCTTCAGCAGCTCGCCGTGCATTGAAGTGGAAAAAAGAGGGCAAAGCAGGCGGTACCCGTGTAGGCTTAGCCAGAGCAAATCAACTTGTAAATCGAGAAAACTTGACTGCTAGTACAGTAATGAGAATGCACTCATTCTTTAGTCGTCATGAAGTAGATAAAAAGGCAACAGGATTCAACAGCGGAGAAGAAGGTTTTCCAAGTGCCGGCCGAGTAGCCTGGGACTTATGGGGTGGTGACGGTGGCCAGTCTTGGGCCAAAGCTAAGCGAGATCAGATAGTAAGGGCTCGCGAAAACAACTAAGAGGTGACCTATGGCAGATCCTACAGGGTATTTGACTGCAAAGGTGGCTTCTATGATAGGGGGTCTGTTTGGAGGATTTGCAATTCTCACATTTATTAGACCAAAAACTATCAGCGAAGCATTCATGAGGGGCGGCGTTTCTGTAGGAAGTGCCATGGTGTTTACTTATCCACTACTAGAAATGATGGGTTTGTCCAATAACTGGGAAACCCAACTAATGGGAGGATTCTGTGTAGGATTTTTAGCATATACTGTGTTAGGTATGGTTGCCAACTTCCTACAAAAGAATCAACATAAAGATATAGTAGAAGTAGTCAAAGAGGTAAAGAAAAATGATTAACACAGTCGTTGGGTTCTTTAACTCTTGGACCCTTTTAATCAATTTTGTCTGTCATTCACTCATATTTATAAGTATATTCTACGTTGCGGTTCATAATCGTGATCTAAAACCTTGGATTATTACTCCACTATGGTGGTTGGCAATGACAAGCGGATTTACTGCAAGTACAGTAGTTGTACAGTGGGCAATAGGTCCAGAACATCCTTTAAGCTACTGGACCCTAGGAACTCTAGGAGAAATAACCTCTGGTATAATACTAGCCTCAATAAGTTTTACAATGTTTGTCCAAACACTCAAACACGACTTGAACTGTCGCAAAGATCGCAAATGAAAAAAGCCCCTCAACTTTTTAGGTTGAGGGGCTTTTTCTTTATTCTTCAGCCTTTTTAGGCAACTGTTCTTGTGCTTGATCTTGCAGTTTTCTGGTCAGGGGGTTGGCTACCTTGGCAGGTAGTTCCTGTAGACCAGCAATGATCATATTTGCTTCTTGTTCTGTTACTGTAAATGTAAATTCCATGTTTTCCTCATTTAATTGGGCAGGCACCCGTTGCACATCCATCTTCCACAATCTCATCAAAACTATTGGCTGTGTTGATATCAACTGGCAATAAGTTCTGAGTATACTCGTGGTAGGTTTGTTCGTCTACTACTTCTTGTGGTAGGTAGAGATAACCCAAGTCTTTGGCTGTTTTTGTTGGATCGCTACGGAATAGGAAACTTACTCCTACATAGCAGTCCCAGTTATTTAACAACCAGTCCTTAATATCTTCAACCTCACTAGGATCATAACTGATAGTCACTGATGTATTCTGCTGAGTCCAGCTGGTCTGAATCATCTTGTAACGCTCTAGCTGATCCAACGCACTCTCCAAATTGACTTCCTTGCCATCAACCTTGTCAAAAGGCACGTCGTCCCACTTGACAGGGAAGGTAACTAATACACCACTAGGGTCAGTTGGATGGTTGATGACCTTATAGTTAGCTGCTCGTAACTTATCTACGACTGGATCAAACTTTGAGAACTGTACATTGTTGAAAATGTACTTGCCCAAGGGCTTGTGTACACCTTCTGTGGTATCCATTATTTTGGATAAAGTGCCACTGGGTTTGATACAGGTAATGTTCTTAGGACGGGGTAGTCCAAGTTCATCTGCCATTCCAACTGCGGCAGCAGTTGCTGTTCTCTTGAGATATTCATAATCATAACCTGTCATGTCGGGGCGTTTTACAATACCTGTCAAACCTACTCCACACAGACGTAGGAAGTAGTTATTCAGGTGCCAACTTTCCTGCAGGATGCCATCCTTCAAGTCCACGCAAGTCTGACGATAGTTTGCACGAGCCGCTAGTCTGATGGCTTCATGCATTCCTGCATTGTTGCCCTTAAACTTGCCAATGTCAGTTTCTGTCAAATTACAGAAGCTCTTGTTGCCTAATAGAATTTCTACGCAAGGATTGCAGCCAGCAAACCAAGGTGCACGACGAGTGGCTTCGACAGCGTTGATAAATCCAGGCTCACTGCCACCAGCATCCAACATTAAGTCGAAGATTTGACTGATTTCTTCGTAGGTAGGCTTCTTGCGGAAAACTAGACTGTTATTGCTCTGTTGGCGCTGACTGTTTCCATGCAGCCACCAGTCCTTCTTGGCTAGGGCAAATTCTTTCCACTCGGGTTGGTCGTATTCAAAAAGAGCAATTTCAGCACTTCTACGACTAGAGAGTATAGTCCCAAGCCAATTAACAATGTCGAGAATATCCATCCTAGTAAGAAGGCTATCGGCACGACCATTAAGAATACGGGCAATAGCAGTATAAGCCACACTGATTGCTTCATCACCACTACTAATCCAGCCATAACCCTTTAACCTTTCACCAGCAGGTCGCAACTGACTAAAATCAAGCACAAGAGTGTCAGCAGGATACTTACCGGCCAATAGCTTTCCAATACTCTTTGCCCATGCCTCGGCACTGTCGCCAACACGGATAGTCCATGTTTTAGTATCTGGATCCCAGAACTCTGCATTGTTTTCACTGCCGCCCTTTTCAGTACGAACACTTCGTACAGTCTTGATATTCTTGATTGGCTTGGAAAAGCCGTTCAGTGTGCCTACAATAGGCTTGAACCCTACGCCGCAGCCTTGTAGCAACAGCCAGAGTACGTCTACTACGTCGTATACTGTTTCTACGCAGGTAAAACTGCAATTGAATTGTGAGGCCTCACGTGTCTTGGCAACGTCTGTTCCACCCAACCACAGTGAGCGACCACTCATCAGTACCTTGCGATCCAACATCAATTGTTCTAGATCGTAGAG